TGTACAATCCAACTTTTTTTGCAAAAAAATCCAGCTTTTTGCAAATAAAATCCAGCATTTTTGCAAGATTTTCCGTGCTTTTCAATGCTTTTCCGTGCAATTTCGTGCACGTTTAAACGCCGTTTCAAGGGTATAGAAAAGGCCACCGGTCTTTAGGGAACCAGTGGCCAAAACACAAAAAGGAGGCGGGTGCTCTTTCACCTGCGGTTTGAATATAGATCATCCGTGCCGGCCCGAATCATAGGGCCTCGAATCAAGTACCTCCCGTATGTACGTGTACCATGTGCCGTTGATCAGATAGCAGCAGTATCTGTCAGTTCGTACACTCTCAAGAATGCCCTGGGCACAGTGCTCAGGGTAATTCACGATAGTATTGAAGTAACCGGAGTAGGCGACGACCTTTCCTTTGAGCCGTTTAGCATTCCGGGAATTAGAGAAATCCTTAAGTGGGCCAAATGAAGGAATCATGTTCAACCCCTTACAACACCCAGCTGATAGCCGGTTCTGTCCTCTGTCCCATCAGTGTTTTTCGGGATGATTCTGGCCAGTCTCTCAAGGATCCGGATACCGGTTTTCAACGCATATTCAATGGGAAATGGCCTCCAGAACCCCTCCGAGTGTACAAGCACCATGTATCCGGAGACCAGAACTGTTTTGTCCTCCTTTGTGTATCTTGCATTGCCGTCACAGTCTTTTGTGCGCTCATAACCGGCATCAAGGATCTTTGTTTCAAGTGTGCTTTCCACTGATCTCATTTCCTGCCTCCGGATATCCACCAGCATCCGAGTCCGATGACTTCAAAGAGCAGCGCAAGTACAGCAGCTGCGGAGCTGCCGTCACACAGGCCCAATGCGTAGGCGAGGGCAAGCGTTGCCGCGGTGATCAGCGAGGCATATGACGTGAGCCTCATGACGATTCTTTTCTTTGTGCCTTTCATGGTTTCTCCTTGTCCGTCAGTCAAACAGCCCTGGCGGCACAGCTTCTTTCTTTGTCGTATCTCCGGCTTCGAGCGGGATGGGCAGGTTGATCACCTCGCATTCCACAAGCCAGTCGTACATCTCCGGCCATCCGATTGTCCCGGAGCACCCGGTTCCTTTCTCCACCAGATCCGACGAGGTCCCCAGAATCCTTGCCCAGCAGTAGGACTTGGCCGAGTAGGGCAGGGGAAGATCTGGCAGGGAATACCAGTCCTGAAGGCTTTTCTCGGTCTTTCCGGGAAGAAGGTCATAGGTTCTTCTTCCTTTTGGGACATGGCCGTGAGGCAGCCTTGACAGGTATCTGTAAAGGGCGGTTCTTCCCGGATCACAGTCTTTGGACCCGTCCGGTTCCACGTATTCTCCGGTCTTGTTCTCTAGGTAATCCATATAATCCAGGACCGCTGTGTAGGGGATCCTGTATTCCTCTCCGAGCCTCAGTGCATCAAGGTGGTAGGTCGCGATGATAGCGTACCTGACCTCGAAAGGAGTCTTTCCGGTGATTGCCGCAACCTGGGAAATCCCATAGAAGAGCAGCCCCTCCCGGGCTTTGCCCAGAAGGAGCTCCCTTGTCGAGATCCTGTGGTAGGAGAACAGATCCGGCTGGTCCACATCCGCCTCAGATCGTCGAGAACTCCAGCATATGGGTCTTGTAGACTCCTTCAGCCGTCTTGTCCCGCAGCCTCAGGCATGGGGTAGTGGATGCGACCGTGACGCTGTCTGAGATGATCTCCATTGCCTTCAGCCAGCGCTCATCCCTTATGTCGCACTGCTTGAGCTCCATGAGCCTCTTGACGTCCATTCTTCCCTGCTTGACCCTGAAGGCCAGGGTGACGATGGCGCGCAGATCCGGGGATGCCTCGCTGGTGATGTCGGCAAGGTATTCGTCGATGAGTGCCTTTGCCATGTTGACGCCCTCATTGACCACGAGGTTGTTGGCCTGGGCAAGCACGATCTGCTCAGATCCGTCATAGCTTGTGAGCATGACGTTTCCCTTGGATCCGCCCATCTTCACGTTGTACTGTTCGGCCGAGATCACAAGGAACTCCTCGATGTCCGACATGCACTGGGCCTTGACCTCTTTCATGTACACCTCAAGTGCCTTGATCTTCTCTGCGATCCTGGTCACGACACTATCACGAAGCTTGTCGATGTCCCTGACTGCCTCGATCGGCACCATGGACCCTGCGCTGTTGATGCAATATTCCTTCCCGTTGACGTTCTGGATCTTCATCTCATGCTCCTTTGCCGGCTTTCCGGCTCTCATATTTCGCGGTACGGTGTACGAATCCGAACACGTCCCTCAGTTCCTCATAAGTGCACTGGTCAACCGAATCACGGCCGTATTTCTTCCAGACATAGCCGTTGATGCGGTCCTGCCAGTTCAACCCCAGCAGCTTCTCCGCTTCCCTTCGGACCAGAAACAGCTGCTGTGCCTCCGTCCGCTTCTTCGTCTTGGGTTTGGGCAGGGAAGTGAAGCCCGCCTTGTCGAAGGTGTCCATGACCTTCTGCAGACCCTCCGTGTCGATCATTGCGCAGGTGTCCGCACCGCCCATGGCCTCAAGGATGCTGCGGTACCAGAACTCCGGCATCCTCTGGGTCTGCTTTCCGCATGCCGGACAGATTGCCTTGAAGGACAGTCTGCCGCAGTTGCAGGTGCGGGCCTTCGCCTTGGCGATGTGGATCAGCTTGATCAGCGTTTCTCTTCTTCCTGTGTTCATTTCTTCTTTTTCACCACCATGGGTCGCGGTACATCGAGTACCAGACGATAGACCGAGTAGATCTTGTTCTCTCCGACATGGACCACAATCCCTTTCCTGATCCAAGAGTGAATCAGATGGGAACAGTAGGCATGCGAGGCTCCGGAATGCAGTGCAAGATCCCTGAGGGTGAATTCCTTCAGGATTCTGGCTGCCCTATAGGCCGTTTCAGCCTTCGGCTCATGGATCTCCGATTCCAGACTCGTGACAATGCCGTCCTCTATGCTGACCAGGCCGTCCCGCTTCAGGCTCTTCACCGAGGATCTCAAGAGCGTTGGGCTGACATCACTGAATATCCTGCGGATCTCATCCATGCTTACACTGCCTTTGCCGAAAACGAATTTGCGTATCTGCGTCCTGCGGAGGCTGGAGTTGAACAGAACAGTCCTGGCGTCCTTATCTAATGCCATCCTTGACCACCTTGATGTCCACCTCTGAGAGGTCGTTGGTGTTCATGTACTGCACTATGCGCTGTGCATCGTTGACCATGATCCGGAAGTCACCGTGGCAGTGCTTCAGGAGCATCTGCTGGATCTCAGCCTTTCCTGTGAGGTCAAGGCCGATGGCCTCCTTCCAGTACAGCGCGATGTCAATGCAGGAGAGGGGAGCGAACTCCACTCTGGGTTTGCGCATCCTGGACTCAAGACGTGGCTCGGTATGGATCTTTGTGAGCAGGGCAGGCTCTCCGATCAGCAGAATCGGGAGGCCGCAGTACTCGTTCAGACCTCTGAGAGCCTCAAGCAGCCTTACCGGCATTCGGTCCGCCTCATCCACAACAAGAAGCTTCCGGTAGACGGCAGATGCATCCCGGATGGCATCCTTGATGTCAACGAATGATCTCCTGGTCTCTCCTGTCATGCTGCGCAATGCATCCCTCATGAGGCCTGCTATGCTGTATCCATCCATGTACAGGATGTAGGTGGCCCTGTCATTCGATGCGCAGAAGTGCTTGATAGTGGTGGTCTTGCCGTATCCGGCCTTGCCGGTGCAGACACCTATGGATGCATTGAGTGTTGAACGCGGGTTCAACAGGTCTGCAGCCAGGGCATCGAGGGCCATGACGTTGTTGGTGCGGACGAACTTGGTGTCGTCTATCTCGATTCTCTCGCGTTCATATTCCGGCAACAGCTGGGCCTGCTCATGTGTGAGCTTTCCGACCCTGACCATGGCCTCTATGGCCTTTTTCTCCCATGCTTCCCAATTGGGATAGTCATGATCCTTGACTTTGCTGACCGTCGCCTTGGAGCAGTCCAGCAGAGCCGCCAGTTCACCCAGGGATGTCCCTGTGATTTCCATTGCCTTCTTGAGTTCAATCATGCCAATCTGATTCCTCTTGCCTTGATTTCCGCTTCGATGACTTCCCAGCGCTGCTGGTTGTCCCTGTATTCATCACTGCCCTTGTAGGCAAGGGCGAATGCCCTGTCCTCTTCGGTCAGGTATTCCATGTTTCCGTTCAGCACCATGTCCATGTACCATGCATAGCGCTGCCATCCGTAGGCGAAGTAGTCCGGTCTGAAGGGCCTGACTTTGGGCTCCGGAAGCTGCTTCATCGGTGGCTCCTGCTCATGTTGCTCTTCGATGTCCTCGGAGATCTCCGGACGGTAGATCACATCGCCGATCATCTCGGTGGCCACCTTGAAGGCCTGTCTGACGGACTTCATCTGTGCGCGCTTTTCGGCCATCTTCTCCTGAAGGGCAAGATCGTCCAGCATGACGTTGGCCACGTCGTCCAGGAACAGCGGGCGCCAGGGCTCGGTGGAGTCCTGAAGCCTTACGATGATGTAGGCCGGATCCCAGAGGCTGAAGCGTACGTCCAGCATCCGGTCCTCATACTTCCAGACTCCGGTATCGTCTATGTCTGATCCGGTGGCCGTCAGAAGGGGGCCGCGGTAGTAGTGCTTTCCGATCTGCACGAAGCCGTTGCGGACCTTGCGTTTTGTACGGGACATCATTATGCAGTCAACATCCACATCGGTGAGTCTGCGGTTCTCATGCCATCCCATGTCCCTGCGTTTCTGCAGGTACTGCCTGGGTGTCATGCCCAGCGTTCCGTGAACGGTGGTCTCATAGAGCTCGAAGCACTCGGCAAGCGCCCTGGCGAACTCATAGATGTCCAGCAGATAGTGGTTGTCCTTGTCTCGCTCCAGACGTGCACGCTCGACCTCATCCACGGCCGCAGCTGCGCCAGGTGTGGCGGCATGGCCGGGAAGATTCATCTTTTTCAGCATCTCCTCGATGGTTCTGAAGAAACGCTCGATGTCCTTGGCCTTTGCGTTCTTGACCTGGGCGAAGATCCTGCGGTAGGACTCCGGAGTGGGGCCGGCATCCATCACGGATCCGTCGTCGAGCTCCAGTGCGTAACGGCCGGCCTTGGTGCGGTCCAGCTCACAGATGTCATTCATTCCTGCACCCACGTGCATAAGGTCGTCTATGACCTGTTCGGTTGCCTTGGAGCATTCTGGCTTACCGTTGTCGTTGTATGTGTTCTCGAAAAGGCCATGGCGGAGGATGCCGTTCCTGAGGCTCTCCTTGACCGTCTCGGCGGTGTATGCGTGAACCTCAAGGGCCACGCCGTAGACCATCTTTGTGCACATGTCTATCCAGCAGTAGCACTCCGGTCTGAAGATCTTCCCGGATTCATAGTCGGCCACCCAGTAGTCGAATATGTGCTGGTCGCCGATGATGATCTGGAATGGGCGCAGCTTGGTGCAGTCGCGCCTGATGTAGAAATAGTTGTCTAGGGCACGGCTTCCGCCTGTGGAGAAGTCCAGAAGCTGCTTGTCTATGGTGCCCAGGATCACGAATGCGGTGCTGCGGGATCCTATGCTCCAGCCCATTGCCGGGGCTTTCTTCTCCAAAGCTTCCCATGCGCTCTGCTTGGTGCAGAAGCCGGTCTCCTTCAGGCTCTTGAGCATGTAGCCCTTCATCCAGGATATGGCCTCCGGATCGAAGCTGCGGCTGGCAGCAGATCTGGGGCGCGACACGATGAGTCCGGTCTGGCCGAATTCCTTCTCATAGCGCCTGACGGTGGCTTCGGAGATCCCGAAGAAGAACGCCACACTGGAGTACTGCTCACCTTTGGGCATCGATGGCGAAAGACTGCGAAGCTTCTGGATCACACTGAACTTCTGGCGGTCCTTCTCCGTGAGCTTGCCTCCGAGAGCCTGGAAGCTGGCCAGTGCTGAAGGTCCCTTGTCCTGAAGGGGAGTGAGGGCCTTCGGTGCCGGAGCCTTCTGGGACAGGAGCTCCGGGGGGACCGAATCCGAGTCATAGAGCTTGGACTTGCCGTCCTTCATGGTCCAGCGGATCTTGCCTTCTGCGGCAAGCATCTGGACATAGCGGACGCTTTTGCCCATGCGCTCTGCAAGGTCCTTTGCGCTCATCCACATACGCGAGCCCCCTCAAGGCGGGCACGGAAGTCGCTATAGAAGCGGTCTGCCTCTGATTCAAGCTGTGCAAAGGTTCCAAAGCCGAGTTCATAAGCGATATCATCCTGGATCCGACGTGACTTTTTCTGCCCAAGAAGTACTGCCGATATGGTCTTTGGACTGCAGCCGGAGTTCAGCGCAAGGTCGCTGAAGTTCTTCCCGGACATCCGGAGAACAAGATATACGTATGAATGAAGGGCGGTGTTCTTACTGGGCATTGAAGACCTCCAGTACTCCTGCCGCGTCTTTCAGCAGCAGTTCGGCCACGAAGCGGGTGACTTCGGGGCGGGCGGCCTCGGAGATGTCCTCAAGGGCGGCTTTTGTCAGCTGGAACACGGAGACCTGCTTGCGGATGTCCACATCCTTGCAGGCGTCCTTCTCATAGGTGGTGCACAGCTTCATGTACGTGCGCGGGTCTGCGTTGTAGGATCCGATGCGCTCGGCGAGGGTCTCAAGGTAGGGCTGGTCGAAGAGCCAGATCTGGCCGCCTTCGTCGATGTAGTTGTCGAACTCATCGGCCATGGCTATGCGCTCCAGCTCGGCGGCCCGGAGCTCCTTCTGGTAGCGGGTCTCGAAGGGCTTGATCCAGCCTTCCGGACGCCAGGAGGAGTCTCCGATATGCTCCACAACCAGCTTGCGCAGCTCCTGATAGCGCTGCTCCAGAAGATCCTTTGCCTCCTCAACCGTCAGAAGGCGGTCCTCATCGGGGATGTAGAGGGCGAGCCAGCGGTCAGCCGTGCGCTTGATCAGGCCGATATCATTGCAGTACTGCTCCCATGTTTGAGGATTTAACCTTGGGACATTTGTCCCGAGGTCTGATCTAAATCCGGGATTGCTAAGAGCCTCATGTGCTGCATAAAGTTCCCGCACAAGATCAAGACCGATTTTCCTGAAGGACTTGACCAGAGACTTTGCAGTCTCAACAGATTTCTGATAATTCCAAGGCTCTAAGACCTGAAGATCATTCGCCATAGGTTCTCCTTGCACACCAAATTAGAGTGGTGTAATATGGGCTAGGTGAATTTTTACCCTGATTTAGAGTAACACCGTAATAGTGTAATGTCAACACTGTTTGGCTTAAAACAGCAAACTTATCAGAAGTATGAATCAGGGATAGCGTCTATTCCGGACGAACTCAAGGCTCAACTTGCCGAACGCTATGGCATCAACCTGCATTGGCTGATCACGGGAGAGGGTTCGATGCACACATCTAAAGATGAATCCTACGCGCGCGTGCGCGAAAATGCTTTTAAGGAAGAGGATGATGCCCTGAAGGACAGCGTGGTTGTGGAGATGACAAGCCTGAAGGTCAGTGCCGGTGCCGGACAGGAGTGGGGCGGGGCGCAGCTGACTGGCGAAAAGCTGTGCATTCCCAAGCGTGTGGCCCGCAGGTACCCGAAGGATGCAGCTTTCGCCGGAGCGCAGGTGGTGGGTGACAGCATGGAACCGACGCTGCACGACGGCGAGCCTGTTGTGTATGTACAGGATTTCATCCAGGGCGACGGCATCTATGTGCTGGCGGTCAACGGAGACCTTCTGGTCAAACGGCTGCAGTTCGACGGCATCTTCAACAAGCTGCATATCATAAGCGACAACACGCGCTACCGGCCGGTGGAGATTCCCATGGAGGGTCTGGACAATGTCCGGATCCTGGGCAAGGTGGTGATCTGGGTGCACGGGGAGGTGTGAGGCATGTCGGCAAAAAGCAACGGGGTATTCTTTGACAAGAAGAAACAGTGGTCTGAGATCAAGGACGATCTTTTGAGGTGTTATCTGAAGCCGTACATGGCCAAGATTCTTGCGCATGGCGGACCGGTCAGGTATGTGGACTGTTTCGCCGGTGCCGGAAAGTTCTCTGACGGAAGTGACGGGTCTCCGCTGATTGCAACCAAAGAGATAAAGGATGCCCTGGAGTTCTCGCACGCCTTCAGGAAGGATGTGAAGATGTACTTCATCGAGAAAGCTCATGCCGATGTGCTTTCGCAGGTTCTGGGCACAGATCCTCTTGTGGGTGAAGTCATAAGCGGAAGCTTCGAAAACGAGATCATTCCGCTTGCAAAAAGGCTTCAGAAATCCAACATATTCTGTTACATCGATCCTTTCGGAGTGAAGGTTCTGGATTCCAGGCTTCTGGATGAGTTTTTGAAACTTGATTTCAATACCGTTGAAATGCTGATTAACTTCAACTCGTTCGGGTTCTTCAGATGGGCATGTGCGCATGAACACATCCAGATTGATAAGGCAACCAATGAGGAATTCGCGGATTTCGATGATGAGGAGACATTCGTGGATACCACGGAGGATGCGCTCAACAGCATTCTGGGTACCTTGGACTGGAAAGATATCATCGAGGAATACAACAGGACAAAAACAACCGACAGGAACGCCGGGAAGAAGGCTGTGGATTCAATTGCCGTCCTGTATTGGCAGCTTCTCAAAGAGAAGTTCAAGTATGTCCTGAGCATCAAGATTTCGGTCAAGCAGAGCGGCAAGGCCGAATACCACATGTTTTTTGTCACCCAGCATGAAGACGGGGCAATACTAATGGGCGATTCGATGGGCAAGAGAGAAGGAAAGATGCATGACATCCGGGAAGGCGGACAGCCGACTCTGTTCGATATGGATCAGGAAGAAGACGGCTCATATAGTGTAATTGACAGCGTGCTGGGAGCCCTGAGGAAACAGAATGCAAAGAAAATCCATCTGAAGCAATTCGAAGCCATTGCATACACATTAATGACAACATACATTCCCGAGGCAGAACTCAAGAGATACCTGAAGACCCTGGAGGCGGAAGGCAGGATAAGGGTGGAGAGATATCCGGAAAAGACCCCGGCAACAGGGAAGAGGTCGAGTTTCTGGGATGAGGAAAAGGGCAAATCATTGTGGATTATACCCTGAGCGGATATAATAATATCTGGTTGATAAGGAGACATGAAATGGAAACAAAGGATCTGAAATTTGGGACCAAAGAATGGGCACCGTTCAACTTCAATTTCATGAGCGGCTGTTCCAATGACTGCGTTTACTGCTATGCAAAGGATATGGCCATAAGGTTCAAGCGGAAGACTCCGGACACATGGAAGACAGAGGAGCCTGTGGACATGTCCGGCAAATCATATTCAAAAAAGAGCGGCGACATCATGGTGCCGTCATCGCATGACATCACGCCAGGCAATATTGAGGTCGCCATGCCGGTTCTGGAGAGACTGATTTCCAACGGCAACAACCTGTTGCTTGTGACAAAACCCAATTTCGAGTGCACCAAGCGTATCGTGGACACCTTCAAGGACCGTAAAGGTCAGCTCAGATTCAGGTTCACCATCGGATCTGCAGACTCCGCAGTCCTCAAGCTCTGGGAGCCGGGAGCTCCGGACTTCGAAGAGAGGCTCAGATCGCTGCAGTATGCATTCGAGTGCGGATACTCGACCAGCATCTCCTGTGAGCCGCTTCTTGATGAGCATTTCGACGATCTCTATGAGAAGGTATCGCCATACGTCAACGGGTCCATCTGGATAGGAAAAATGAATTCGGCCGTCAAGCGCGTCCGGGACAATACGGCAGGCACATTCCCGATGGAGAAGGTCAGTGAGCTTGTGGACTCCCAGAGCGATGAGAAGATCCTGAAGCTCTTTTTGAAGTACAAGGATAATCCTCTTATCGAGTGGAAGGAGAGCATTAAGAAGGTGGCCCTTGCCCACGGGTACGATATAGCCTGACCCATGTATTCAGATTGAAGAACAGACCCTCTTGGTAGACTGATTCCAGGAGGGTTTTCTTATGGAATACATCTTAACAAAACTCGTTGTACTGGTACCCGTGCTCAACTTCCTGGGCCAGGTAATCAAGAAATGGCTCTTTCCGAAGGATCCGACGAAGGCTTCCGATTTCAGACTCAGAAAGGTCTGTCTGAAGCTGTTCCCGACAAAGAAGCACATAACGATCCTTATCCTTGCACTGGCATTCATCCTGTCAACCGCGTGGGGCTTCATCGAATCCGAGTACTCCGGCTGGAAACTTGTCCTGGATGCTGTGGTATATGTAGGGCTTCCGCAGGGTCTTCTGATAGGTCTTTCCGCCATGGGCTCGTTCGATACGGTTCACACCTTCCACAAGAAGAAGGAGGAGGATGGTGAGTGAGAATACCAAAGAAAAGCTCAAGGACATCCTTCTGGCGATTGCTGTTGTGCTGTTTCTTCCTCTTGTCGTTATCTGTGGCATCATTATCAGCCGAAGATCTTCCGAATCCGGCTCAGATGTCGGACCAGCAGATATTCGACGAGCTGGAGACTCTGTTGGAGACTCAGCTGACGACATCGATGATGCGGCAAGAACATCTGCAGACCTTGCAGACGACGCTGGAAGAATCGCAGCTGCAGCTGCAAGATCTGAAGATTCAGTTGAATACCTTGCAGAGCAGCTCCATCTCGCTTCAGAGCTCCTTGTCAGACTTGAGAATGAAACTGGAGTTGACCTCAACAGAGTTGAGAGAGTCAGAAAACTTGTTGCAGAACTTAAGCGAAGATATGGCGAGGCAAAGCGCAAAAGCGAGGGCACGTGAGACGGCACTGATCTGTGTCTGCGGAGCATCGCTCGGCGCAGTAATAGTGATGCTGGTTTCCGGGTTCATCCGGAATTGAACGGGCAATCAAATTACGTTGAACGCTTGAGAATGGCCGCACTGCCGTTTAGATACAATTAGACAGTGCCATTCTAGGTTTCCTTGATTGAGGCCGCTGTCCGGCGTGGTGCTGAGCAGCGGCCTTCTTGATTGGATCCGAATACCGGGAGGTTTTGATGGGTGCAGCTGGCGAAGCCGTTTCCTATGCCAAGAGTTTCGGGGATATCCCCGTTTTGATAATCGTACTGTTGATATTCGTGGCTCTGCTGATCTGGCTGATCAAGCAGATGTCGAGCATCAGCAAGGCAGTGAAGGATCTTGAAAACAAGGTCGATTCAAAGAATGCCGAGCAGGATGAGAAGATCATTTACCTGCAGCAGCATTACGTGACCAAGGAAGACATGTTCCAGCAGTTCGGAGGCTGGAGGACTGAGTTGGGCAAAATCGGTGACGGACTGACAAAACTGTCGCAGAACGTCAACAGCCAGATCCTGCATCTGACGGAGCTGATTACGAAAGGGAGGTGACTATATGAAGCTTGATGCAGTCAAGAAGAAAGAGCTCAGGGGTCAGATCCTGATTTTCCTGGGCCATGTGAATCCCTATCCGATTTCGAGGGAATCGATATATGAGACTCTTTATGAATACTGGCAGGTCGAGGACATCCTTCAGGCTCTGCAGTATCTCGTTGACGGCGGCTATGTTGAGGAGAAGATCATAGCAAGTCCGTTCGGATCCGCATTCGAAAAGATCCACAACTACCGGATTACCAAGAAGGGTGTGGATCTGTGCGACCTGACAATTACGGATGAAGGCGTCCATGTGCGGAGGTAGGCCATGGGACGCAGATCTAAAAGTGACGAACTGGGACTGAATCAGCGCATCGTCGACATGCATGACACGGAGAAGATGACCCATTCCGAGATCAGCGAGCAGTTCCGGGATGAGGGAATCGACCTTTCGCGTGAGGCCGTAAGACGCAGCTATCAGAATTCGATGAGACAAGCCGGCAGGTACCGCATAGCTGCCGAGAGCTGCCGTCAGATTATGGACATGGTCAAGGACGGCAGCAATCTGGACATGGTTGAGGCAATCAACTCAATCATTACCGGAAAGCTCTATGATCAAATCATGGCCATGGATGATCTGAACCTGGATGATCCGAAAGCGGTGATTAAAGCTATCACTTCAACAGGAAGCACTCAGGTAAAGATCGCACAGTTCAGGCTGAACTTCGACAAGGGTGCCCAGAAGGCCAAGTCTGTCATCTATGATGAGCTGGCGGAGAAGCTCTCTGACATGCCGGAGGTTGTTGCGATCATTGCCAAGGTTATTACCGAAGCGAAGGTGACTGAGAATGGGTAAGTCAGCAAGTGCGTTGGATGAACTAAAGAAGAGGATTCCGCAACTGGCCGATGCCGGATCAGCCGAACAGAAGGCTGCATCCGAGGCACGTCTTGCCAGGGCGGAGAAGGACTTCACGTTCTTCTGCGAGTACTATCTATCATCTTATTTTTTCTGCAAACCGGCAGAGTACCAGAGAATCCTCTATGATGTCATTCAGACCAGAGAGCTGACGGTCGAGCAGTGTACAAGGCTTCAGGAGATGGTTCCGGGCAAGTTCCGTGACACCTTCAGACCTGCCAGAGACATCGACGGCATTGTAGATGTCGAGCCCAGAGAGCACGGTAAGTCCACCAGAATGACGTTTGCATTCCCGCTGTGGTGCCTGCTGTTCAAGAAATCCCATTTCATAGTGATTATCGGAGCCGGCAAGGACGATGCCGAGATGCAGATGAGCAACATCCGTGCCGCCCTCGAAGACAACAAGCGGATCCTTGAGGATTTCCCTTCACAGCACTGGCAGGGAAACGGCCGGACATGGAACAAGTCCATGCTGGAGCTGGCCAACGGCACAGCTGTCGTGGCCAGAGGAAAGGGCGGCAGCATGAGAGGTATCAGGAACAGGCAGTATAGGCCTGACCTGATCATAGTCGATGATACTTTCAAGGACCAGGAAGCCGACTCGGCCGCAATCCGGGAGAAGGTCTACAGATGGTTCAGCCGCACGGTACAGCCGTTGGGATCCAGCGCCCTGATAGTGGTGGTCAACACAATCACCAACGAGGATGATCTTCCTTCCAGGCTCCTTGCCGATATAAAGAACGGCAAGAAGGCCAACTGGATAGGACTTCGGTTCTCTGCAGAGTGTCCGGCGCTTCCCGGAGATCCGCACGACAGGCCGCTGTGGCCCGAACGGTATTCCTGGGAGGCTCTGAAGAAGAAGCAGCGCGACCTGGGATCCATAGCATATGCGATAGAGTTCCTGTCACAGCCGCTGAGCGACGAGGACCGTCTTGTGAAGTCCTCCTGGATACAGAGAGTAAGATCCGAAGAGATTCCGAACAACCTGAGATTCTATGCCGGCATAGACCCTGCCACCGGAGCACATGACCAGAGCGCCATGACGACCATCGGCAAAGGCAAGGACGGCATGCTGTATGTGGTGCGTAGCGAAGGCAAGACCGAGAGTGCTGCAGGCTTCACGAAGAGGATAATCCGCGAGTTCCGGATGTTCCGGCACAGGAGGATCCTGATGGAGACGGTGCAGTTCCAGGCTGTCTACAAAGAGCAGGTGGCCAAGGATGCTGCCGCGGAGGGCCTGATAGTACCGCTCAGGGGCTACAATCCCGGAAGGGCTTCAAAGGCTGTAAGGCTCATGGCTGTATCGCCCTGGATAGAGAACGGACTGATTAAGTTCGGCCCCGGGACGGACGACCTTATAGATCAGCTGCTGGCTTTCCCTGCAGGCGGCTATGATGACCAGGTGGATTCCTTCTGCATGGGCATACTTGCAAGCAAGAAGAAAGGAGTCGGGGGTCTGATGGACACCGTCGAAGGCGGAAACACCAGGAACTGGAGGAGGATGGCAAACATATGATACCTATCTATCAGCTGCCGGAGGCATACCGGCTTTCTGAAAAGCAGATTCTTGCGGCGATCTCCTGGAAGACGGGGATCAATTCCGACATATCAAAGGCTGACAGTTATTACCAAGCCAAGAATACAGCAATTCTGAACAGCGAGCATACACACAAGATTCCCATTCCTTACGGACGCAAGCTGATTAAGAGCGTCATGGGCTTCATGTTCAAAGAGGGGTTGATCACTTACTCCTGGCCGGATGACTGGGACAGCTTCCAGACAGTCATGGAGAAAGTGATGAACCGCAACCAAGAGGCGAGGGAAAACAGACGACTGTCTAAGGACCAGGCAATGTATGGATCCGCCTATGAGGCACTCTTTGTTGACAACGATGAGGCAATGCCCCAGTTCTACAGGATTCCGGCATATCAGGTCATTCCCATCTACAGCCACGGAATCATGCCGGAGATGTGGGCTGCAATCAATTACTACCGCGTTCAGAAGGAGTACTTCATTGAAGTCTATTACCGCGACAGAATTGAGCATTTTGTCAAGAGTCAGAGTGGTCTGACAAGGACTCGCATTGTCCCGCATCAGTTCGGAGGTGTCCCGATCATCGAATACCGGAACAATGAAGAGGGCATGGGAGATATAGAGTGCATAACTTCCATCATCGATGCCGGTGATGAGATTATTGCTAACGGTCTGGATGAGGATGGTAAGTTTGCCGATGCCATCCTGAAGCTGAAGAACATGGAACTTGACGATGAGACCGTGGACAAGCTGATCAGGCTGCGTGTGTTGCCTATGGATGATGACGGCGAGGCAGATTACCTGGTCAAGCCTGATCGGTATGAGGGACGTGAGATTCTGCGCAAGGTTATTGAAGGACTGATCTACTCCATGTCCGGCATCCCGAACCTGGATGACAAGGATGCCATGGCCCAGCAGTCGGGTGAGGCTCTGAAGTACCTGTATGCCACATTTGAGATCATGGTGGCCGGAGACAAGCAGAGCGGATTCAACGACGGTCTTGTCAGAAGGCTGCAGCTGATCAACAACTTCCTGACCTGGCTGGGAAGCAGTCATGTGGAGATGGATGGAGTCTCCATCAAATGGCAGCGCAACCTGCCGTCTGAAGGAACGGTCATCGTGGACAACGTAGTCAAGGTCTCGAATATCATCAGCCGCAAGAGCCAGCTGGAGCAGCTGCAGAAGGCCGGTATGGTGGACAGTGTTCCGGAGGAGCTGGCAAGACTTGAGGAGGAAAGGTCCGAGATCGAGTCGGATCTGATTGATCCCGAGGACATAGAAGCTGCATATGGCCAGCAGACTGTATGATCAGCTGTACCGGCAGGCCCAGGTCGAGCTTGCCGGAATTCTGCAGGGCGAGGAGCGCAGCATAATAAAGCTGTACGGCACAGCGCTGCATGACATCCGGAAGATCCTGAAGGACCTCTATGACAAGTACTCCGTGGAAGGCAAGCTCACCAATGGCGAGATGAGCAAGTACAACCGGCTGGTCAATGTCCAGGATCAGATTTGCAGGATCCTTCAGAAAAACATGAAACAGGTTGATTCGCTAACCAAGCGTCTTACAGCCGAACAGTACAACGAGGCATTCTACCGGCATGCCTATGCAATCGATCAGGTCGGAGGCATGGCTTTGAACTGGGGGCTGATTCCGGAAGAAGCAGTAGAGGCTGCCATGAAGTCTCCATTCTCCAAGCTGGCCTCATCAAAGGCCCTGAAGGCAAGCCGGGAGGGCACGGTGGACAGGATCCGGCAGGAAATCGGGCTTTCTGTCGTCCGGGGAGACAGCTATGAAGTGCTGGCCAACCGGATCAGCGCAGTGCTCGGAGTGTCACCCAAGGGAACCGGAGCTGCATTCAACGGCAAAGGTGCTACGTACAGATCCCTGATGGTGGCAAGGACAGAAGGACAGAGAATCCTAGTCGAAGGGCAGATGGCTGCCACGAAGAAGGCACTGGAGCTTGGCTGTGAGATAGAGACTATCTGGGATGCCACGCTGGACAGCCGTACAAGACCTGCACATGCCGATCTGGACGGAAGGCCGAAGGATGATCCGGAGAAGGGATGGTTCGTCCCGGAGATCGGTTATGTGACGGCGCCGCTACATTCGGGCGTGGCCAGCTTCGACATCAACTGCCGTTGCCGGACGCGTGATCAGGTGAAGGGCTTTCCACCGGATGAGCGTTATGTCAGGGGAAACGGCATTAAGCCTTATGAGAAATATGATCAGTGGATGGGCAGGCTTGCCTCGGAGAACAAGACTTTCGGTGATGACAAGATGGAGAAGGCAGCCAGGAGTTATCAGATGTACAAACTCCGCAATGGAGGCAAGAATGTCATCATTGACCAGGAAAACAAACTGAAAGGGTATTGCCTCAATCCTGACCATCCAAGCGGAGGAAACAAGGCCAGAGTATTCAGTTCGGCACTTGGACTCGGACCGGAGGACTACTGCTATCTGGAGGACCAGATCCGTTTGGGTCTCTCGGATTCAAAGATAAGCTTCAAACAGTCTGACCAGTGGGGAAGAAAGTACGATGCCGTTGTCAGAATCAAGGGAAAGAACGGGAATATGGCAGAAGTGGTTACCGGCTGGATATTTGACTATAGAGATTCCAAACCCTATAATGACCAAGGAATGCCAAGACTGGCTACCGCATACGTAAAAACATGAGGAGGTGAATATGAAACCGAGCAAGTCAAACAGATTCAAAGACATTGACAGCGTCACGATCAAAGTGCCGGTCATAGCCTCCTCTTATCAACATGAAACCAAAGAGTATCCCATCGGATCCACCGGGACGATCATCGACAGTTATGACAGAGAGTACCTGGTTGAATTCCCTGGAGATCCGGAAGAGGACGGAATGATTTACAAATGGTATGAAGCTTTGGTGAAAGAATCCGACATGGACCTTCTTCAATCATATCAACCGGCATAGTCATGCCAAAAAGTCCGTTTTCACGAGAAGCCCGTCTGCGGGCTTCTTCTCATTTCGGATGACATCTTTCCCGTTTTCATGCGGAGACCCCGTTATTCAACGTTTTTCAACACCTCTCAGAGCAAATAAGTCTCTATGCGCGCTTTCAAAAGTCATTAAACGGTCATGAAAGGCTTTCAACACCTTCAGATTCCGCTTTCAGGCGAAATGCTAGGCTGAAGGCAAAAAGCTTCATGACAGGAGGATGCAATGAAGGAAAATCTTTATCCACGCGTGAACCTTGCCCCGGATGATGGTGGCGCAGGCGGCGGCGAAGGTGAGAAGGATCCCAAGGATATCGAACTCGAGAATCTCAAGGCGGAGCTTGAAGCCGAGAAGCAGAAGAGTGCCGAAGCAGAGAAGAAGCTCAAGGATGCTGAGGATGCCAAGCTCACAGAGGATGAGCGCAATGCTGCTGCAGCAAAGCTTGAGAAGGACAAGACCACTGCCAAGATCAAGGAACTGCAGGCGAAGGCTCTCGGAATAGATCCCAAGTATGTCAGCCTTATCCAGGGCGAGACCGCCGAGGAGATCGAGAAGAATGCGAACCTGCTTTCAGACATGCTGAAGGAGAACTCCGAGGCTGTCGAAAAGAGGGTCAAGGAGTCTGTGGCCAAGACCGGTGCCCCCGGCGCAAGCGCAGACATGGATGAGGAGATGGACTCTGAGGAGTACTACAAGTCCCTCTACAACAACAGAAAGGGCTGATGCCCGGGAGGTAATACAGAATGTTTCTGAGAGAACTGGCCGCCTTAAAGGCCAAGAAACAGCCGAAGCAGATCGATGACCTTACGGTCAATTGCCCGATCTTTGACACAATGGACTTCTATGCGTCTACACACGGCCTCCACCATGCCTATGAGGATCTGGTGAGCGTGACAGGTGGCGGACTTGTAGGAGTTGATGAGGCACTTCCGAGTGCGGACCTCACAACCAAGCTCAACTGGAAGGACCTCGGTATCCTTGGATTCAACATCGAGGCCGGTGTGGACACCGTCAAGGAAATCGGCGGAGATTTCCCCGGATATCTCGCGAAGAAGGTTCCCGGAATCACCCGCAAGACCTCTATGGATGCAGAAAAGAGCCTCATCTACGATGTGCTCCGTGCATTCGCCAAGAAAAACAACAAGCTCTCTTCAGCCTATGTCGGTGGAAGCGGAACCACCCATTACAGTCTTCTGGCTGTCAGATGGGAAGAGGGTGCTCTTTGCGGTCTCTACGATGAGAACGGATTCGGTCAGGGCGCAATGCTTGAGACGATTTTCCTCTCAGGCGGAGCTCCTTACAAGAACGCCAGCGGCAAGACCGTGTACGGTGCAGACTTCAAGAGCTATCTTGGATTCCTCACCGCAAGCACGAAGAACATAGCAGGTATCGTCAACATCAACGCATCACACAAGCCCACGGCTGACATGATCGATGAGATGCTCGACGACTGCGGAGCCGGCCAGAACGGCAAGACATTCATCTATGGCCATCCGAAGGCTCTGAGAATGCTCAGAGACATCAAGGGCAGCGCCATCACGATGGGTGTAAATGAGAAGGAATACAGCAGAGCCATCGAGAAGTGGGATGGCATCCAGCTCATTCCTTCCTTCAATTTCGACAAGGGTACCGAAGCCTGGGTTTCCCTTTCCTGACGGAGGTGACAGCAGATGAGCATTGATTTTTCAAAGAAAATCCCGGCTGCGGACGCATGGCTGAAGAAGGCCATGTCTCTTCCGCAGAACACCAGCGCTGACTCCGATGTGGCATATGTCGGTGAAGGCGGTCAGAACAGCTCCATCGTGATCTGTGTCGATGTGAATGCAGCCATCACGCTGACAGCCACAAAGGTCCTGACCATCGCCATCAAGACATCTGCAGACGGTACCAGCTGGAAGACGCTGCACAGCGAGACCTTCGATGAGGCTCCGACCGGCAGAGTCCTGGACTATGTCCTTCCTCCCAGCTGCAAGGAGCGCGTGAAGGTTTCCGTCACCACTGACGACTCATCAGCTGACGGAAAGCTGGACATCTATATGGACTACATCCCCCGCTGAGGATGTGTCCTTCCGACCGGCGGGCAGAGATGCCCGCCTTTTTGTTAATGAGGACTGAATGAAAGGCAAGAGAAAGACCATCTGTGATCCGCTTTCCGGGATACCTGTGGATCTTCTGTATGGCGACACCGGTCATATCCTGCGCTACCTGAAGGCAAAAGACCTTGAAGACGACGATCTGGAGGGTGCCGGAGGTGCCTGTTACAACCTCAGGCACATAAAATCAGGTCAGAGACGTTTCGCAGTCTGGATCCGCGACAGCGACAGTCTGCAGTATCTGGCAGAGGTGGTAGCGCATGAGTGTCTCCATCTTGTGCTCGGACTTCAGAAGGCAATGAACCTGGATGCGGATCATCTTGATGTCATCGAGGGTACCAACGAGGAACCGTTGTGCTATCACTTCGAGACACTGTTCTCTCTCGTGTGGGCATGGATTTCCAAGGTATCAGATTCCGCCGGCTCCGAAGACTCTAAACTGAACTCATGATCATAACGCTTGAACAGTACAAGGCAATAGCCGGAATAACCGACACCTCTCTGGATACAAGGATCACCGCGCTGATCAGCGTAGTGGAGAACGACTATCTGGCCATCAGAGGCAAGTCGTTCGATGTGGACGAGCAGGGCAGGACGGTGTATCCGGAAGGCAGCCTGGGCACTGCGGCCGAGATGATCAGCTACAAGCTGCTCACGGCCAAAGGTGATGTAGGAGTTACTTCCGAGACCATCGGTGACTATTCCGTCGGATTCTCCGCGGATCTGCTACGTGGTTATCCTCGCTCCACCGTTCAGGGCATCAGGCGTTTCGCGAGGGCAAAATGAGCATTGAAAGCCTGTTCAACGCTACGGCGACAATCCTTTCATTCACACCTTCCGCCGGCAGTTGGGGTTCCTCCGACACATATACGACCGGATCCAGCGTGCCCTGCAGGCTACGCGCATTGTCCGGAAGCGAGTACCGGGACGGCAAGATCCGGGGAGAAGCCACACACAAGGTCTATCTTCCTGCCGGGACGCCTGTGAATACTGCGGACAGGATCAGCATCGGAGGCAAGGTCTATGACATTATCCCTCCGATCACGGATGCCGGAGGAGCTGCAGGCCACCATCTGGAGGTGCAGCTGAAGGAGCACATCGGATGACCCAGGTGACGATAAAAGACGGATCTGAAGATGCCAGGCGGAAGATATCCGCTCTCAGGGATACAGCCCTGGTTGAGGGTGCGGTCATTCTGGAGGGCGAGTGCATAGTGCGCTGTCCCGTGGACACGGGGCATCTGAAGGGAAGTATCAGCCGCAAGGTCCACCTTGGTGACGGATCAATCCAGGGAGAAACAATGCCGGACGGTATTGACGGGGTTCCGAAGGCCGGTGATGCGGTTGTGGGGACAAACGTGTCCTATGCCCCGCACGTCGAATACGGGACAAAGTACCAGAAGGCGCAGCCTTTCATGAGATCCGGTGCCGTTGCGGCGGTGCCGAAGATAAAGGATCTGTTTCAGAAGCGGCTCGGGCAGCCGGTGACGGTAAGCAGATACAAGGAGGAGACACATGCTGTTTGAGAAGGATTTCCTGGCATTGCTTCAGAGCAGGCTTACAGGTATCTGCAGCGTCTTCTTTCAGAAAGCCCCGCAGAACACGACAGAGCCGTTTGCCGTTCTTCAGACGGTTGCGGCATCCGGAGCAATAGAGGTCGGGGTGCAGAGGCCGTGGATGCAGCTGGACATCTACGGGGCCACCGAGTTTGAGGCGGTCACAGTGGCAGAGCAGGCCATGGATGCCATCCAGTTTCACAGCTCAAGGACAGGGGAGACTCTGTTTGAGCATATAAAGGCTGAACGCAGCCGAATGATTGAGTGCGAGGACGGTACCTGGAAGGTGCCGATCGACATAAGGTTCTACTGCAGGAGGGTTCAATGAACAGTCAGTACAGCGCAATCCACATCCCGGCAGGATGTGACGTCTATGTCGGGGATTCCGTGGAGTCCCTTGAGAACGTCGGTGTCATTCCCATGGACACGGACTCGAATATTGAGATCACCTATGACGTCTCAAACGTCCAGGGCTCAAAGAAGGAGCAGGTCCTCAGGTTCGTCAGGAACATGAAGGCCAAGGCCAGCACCGAGCTCTATCAGATCCGCATGCCGGTGATCAACAAGCTTGCAGGCGGCATCATGAACATCACCAGCGTCGCAGGATCCGCCGTCTCCGATGCCAAACACACCATCGCTGCCGGTTTCGAGAAGGGCAGGCTCTACATCCTTCCCGGTCAGAATGCCAGTGGCTTGGTACAGACCATCACGACGGTCAAGCAGGGATCGACATCCCTTTCCGCTTCGGATTACAGCATGGCAAAGGATTCCTCCGGAAAATGGGGCATCATCCTGACTTCCTCCGGATCCGCTGATGTGACCAAGAGTGTTGTCGTCACATACGGCTACACACCTGTGGCCCACTACAAGGTCACCATGGGTGATACAGCCGTGGACATCGCCAAGAAGATCGTCAGGTTCAGCAAGACCGTTGACGGCAAGCTGTTCCAGGTCACGCTCTACAGCGCTGCCATGAGCAACGGCATCAAGCTGAGCTTCCCGGGCGCAGATGAGGAGAATCCCGTGAAGATTCCGATTGAGATCGATGGGGATCTTGACACCTCACGTGCAAGCGGCGACCAGCTGCTTGAGATCATCGATGAGATCGGGGTGGCCTGAGCATGGGTGAAAGACTTTTTGATCTGAACGACAGGCAGAAATGCGTGACGGCGGTCATCAAGGTATCCGACAAGGAGTTCCGCATCTCCCGTGTTGTCACGGGGGTGCGGGTCACCTATTCCAACATGCTCACTGAAATGGGTGAGCAGCTGAAGGGTGTCGGAGAGATTGATACAGAGAAAGCCACAAAGGAAGAAATCCAGGCTGCAATCGAGAAGGCGGACAGATTCGAGAAGAAACGCAAGGCCGATCTGGACAGATGCATGGATCTTCTTCTTACGAAGAACGGCTATGAGTACGACAGGCGGTGGTGGCAGGACAATACGGATGAGTATGATGTCCGGAGCTTCATCGAGGCCTGCCTCTCAAAGGAAGCCAAAGGCTCAAAAAAAAAGTAGGTTCGAACCGGATCCTGGACTATGACCGCCTCTGTGCGGTCCTCGGAAGGTACTGGGACTACATAAATCCGGATTATTTCTACAACGAGATGGATATGTTCGACATCTCGAAACTGGTTCCGTTCATCCGGCCGGAGGAATACAAGGCCTGCTGGATCGGACATGAGAGGACGGACCTCAACAAGCTCCGCAGTGACGGTGTAATCAGGGGAAACAATGGTTGAATCAGTAATCGGAACACTAGTATACAAGATCACCGGTGACACGAAGGCCCTGGACAAGGGACTGGACGTTTCACGCCAGAAGATCTCAAAGACCGGTGACAGTCTGGTTGAACTCGGAAAGAAAGCCACAAAGGTCGGCACCGTCATATTCTCCGGTATATTCATCAAGAGCTGCCTGGAGGCAGCCAGCAACGTCGAGGAGCTGGGCAACAAGTTCGACACCGTCTTCAAGGGAATGGAGTCCAGTGCCGATGCCTGGGCGCGTAAGTATGCCGATGACACCAACCGTGGAGTAACGGCCACAAAGGAGTTTCTGGCCACACAGCAGGACCTCAGGACAGGCTACGGCGACTCGGTCGAGTCCGCCGCCAGGTTCTCCCAGGCTGTGGTCGGGGTCACAAATGATCTGGCATCATTTTCCAATGTGCCTGTGGCCGATGCCATGGCATCCATCCAGAGCGGACTTGCGGGAAACTTCCAGTCCCTGAAAACTCTCGGCGTTGGCTTGAATGAGCAGGTTCTCAATGAAGGCGCATATGCCAAGGCTCTGGGCAAGACATGGGCCCAGATGAACAATCTGGAGCGGCAGGAAGCAATCCTGTCCGGGATCATGTCACAGTCCAAGAACGCCATCCATCAGAACGTTCAGATATGGACGGATTACAACTACCAGCTCGGTGATGCTGCCCTTACCAGCGACAGCTTTGCAAACAGCGTCCAGGGTGCCAAACAGCAGCTTGAGGACATGAAGGCGGAGCTGGGAGAGTCACTGCTTCCAATCGCAACGGATCTTCTCGGAATTGCCATCGATGCCATCAAGGAGTTCAACTCCTGGGATGATACGACCCAGAAGCTCACGGTATCCCTTCTGGCTTTCGGAGCCGCCATGGTTGCGGTAGGAGGTCCGGTGGGCGCGGTTCTCGGAGCCCTGGGAGGTCTTCTTGTCCTCCTGTCGGGAGGCAAGAGCGAGACTGACAAGCTCACCGAATCAACCAAAAATCTGAAGGCTGCATGCAACGATTATGAGAATGCTGCGAAGAAGCTTGCAGAAAACACCGAGAACATGTCGAAGGCCGAAAAGGCCCTCTATGAAATCCAGCTGAAAAGGGCAAAGCTTGACATAGAGAAGGAGATGAGCAATGTTGCGTCCTCATACCGGAAGGTCACAGACAACATCTCCATGCTCAGCCGGGCGGAGACCGAAGCACGTGGCAACGTAATTGCTTATAACAGTCTCTTGGAAGGACTGAAAAACGGCAATCTTAATCTTGTGAATGCCGAATTGTCATCCCTTAAGCAGCTAGAGAAACAAGGAAAGCTTTCTGAAATCAATGCGGCAAAGCTGAAGGTCTACAAGGCTGAAATCAATAATGCCACGACAGCTCTCAAGTATGGTGGTGACGTACTGGCTGATTTCATCGAACGTGGAGAGGAAAAATACCTCGACCTCTATGATGAGTACATAATCGCCCAGAAGGATTCTGCAGAAGCCACCCTGTCTCTGGATGAGAGCATCATGCAGTTGGCCGTTGCTGTTGCTGCCGGCACAATCGATATTGAAATATACAAGAATCTCTATCCGGATCTCTATGCAAAGATCATGGAAGTTGCAGCCGGGCTTGACATGTCAACTGATGCTGTCGAGGGTAATAGCGATGCGCTTCAGGCTGCCATCAAAGTCGGTCGCCAGTGGCAGGATCAGCGTAGGGCCCAGCTGGCCGACCTGCTTGAGGAGCAGGGCGAGTACCAGAACGCAGCTGATATCCGCAAGCAGATACTGGAGGACGAGAAAGCTGCGGAGCTTCAGGCTCTTGCGGTATCGTCCGGAATAATCAGCAAGGAAGAAACCCTCACAGAAGAGCGCCTGCAGGAGCTCCTGGACTCCAACGAGGAGTTCAGAGCTGAATACGATGCTATGAATCAATACTATGCATCAGAGGCTGAATCTGTCCAGAAACAGGCAGAGAAAGCCATCAGGGAAGCCCTTGAGGACGAAGAGGCCGATCTACGCAGGCATAACGAGCTTGTCTCCGATCTCAATACCCAGGCCCGGGAAGACAGGCTTGCAGCTGCCGGTATTGAGATTGAGATCGCCAATGCCTCACGTGAGAGCACTGCAGCAGAGCTGGAGAATGCCGGAAAGTATCATGAAGCGGCCAACATCAGGATTCAGGCTCTGAAGGCAGAATATGACTTCAATGAGAAGAAGCGCAAGGCGCAGCTGCGTTCTGACATCGAGGAGCTGGCATCCAAGATGGGACTGGTCGAGGCGGATGAAGACATCACGCAGCTTGACAACGAGCTCCTGCTCAGAAGGATCTCCGAGACCGATGAAGGGCTTGAGGCCATGTCCGCGATGTCCGAGCGTTTTCATCAGGAATCCCTTCTGGCGGAGCAGCAGTTCAATGATGAGAGAACCAGGATAACGGATGCAGCAACCGAAAAGCAGGAGGCTGCGGAAGAGAAGCTTGAAGAGACCCGGGAAGCAAATGCAAAGATCTGGATCGACAAGCTGCGTGATCAGGCCGTTGCTGCTGATCAGGCAACAGCTTCAGAACTCGAGGCAGCCGGCGATATAGCCGGAGCATACAAGATCCGTTACGCTCTGCTTGAAGATGAGCAGCAGCGTGAGCTTGAGGCCCTTCAGGCCAAAATCGATGCAAAGGAAGCTACAGAAGAGGACAAGACCAGGCTGCAGGAGTACTATGCCAATGAGCGTCAGAAGCTCACACAACGGGAAGCTGATGCAGAAGCTGAGATAGTAGAGAAGAATCTCAAGGAGCAGAAAGATGCCTTCAAGTCATTCCTGTCTGAGCTCAAGAGTCTGGTCACTGATTTCGCAAGCGCCTATGTGAATCTCTATAGCGTAATGACCGACAATGCCATTGCCGAGATTGACCGCCAGACCCAGGCACGTCTGGAAGCTCTTGGTATTGCAGAAAAGACTGAGCTCGAGAAACTTCAGGATGAGTATGACGAAGCCGTTAAAGCTGGCGACATGAAGCTGGCCAAAGAAAAGCAGGATGCAATCCAGCGTCAGCAGATTGAAGAGGAGGCCGATAGGGAAAAGGCCGAACTTCAGCGCAAGCAGGCCGAGCGCGAACGAAATCTAAGGATCTTCACAGCAACGCTGGACATGCTGTCTGCGATAGTGAAGTATCTGGCGGATCCGGGAGGATGGGCCGGTATCGGTCTTTCCGCGATGGCCGCCACGACCGGAGCTCTTCAGATAGCCGCGATCAGATCCGAGGCTCTTCCGAGCTTTGCTGTCGGTGCCAATGAGATCCCGGAGGACATGCTTGCCATGGTTCACCAGGGTGAGACCATACTGCCGGCTCCGATGGCAGAGAGTGTCAGACGGGGTGATGCGGTGTTCGGTCAGGTCCAAGTGAACGTGAACATAGAGAACTATTCCTCGGAGAATGTCTCTGTCAGCGAAGCAGAGGACGGGCAGACCCTGACAATCATGATCGGCAGAGCTGTCGAGGAAGGCATTTCTTCAGGCCGTTATGATTCGGCTCTGGGAAACAGGTTCGGGATAAGGAAGGTGGGCCGCAATGTTAGATAGATACCCAGGCAATCTGCCGCTTTTCGATATCGGCTGGAATGTTAAGCCGAAGAACAACTGGCTTGTATCCACGCCTGAGCGTGGTCCTGCAAAGCGCAGGCTCCTGACTACGGCACAGCCGAAGATCCATTCAGGAACCTGCATAATGACTCAAGGACAGCTTGATGCTTTCATCTCATTCTGGGAAGACTACCTTCAGGACGGGGTGAAGAGCTTCCTGTATCCTGATTACATCTCCGGGATGGATGACTGGATAGAGGTCAGGTTCGCAGAGCCCTACAGCTACACTCAGAACGGCGACGGCATGACATATAAGCTGACGATCTCCATTGAGGTACTGCCATGATCATCACACAGGAGACACGCAAGGCCATCTATGACCAGAACTGCGGCAAGGTCTTCTGCAACCTCATGAAGATCGAGCATGACAGCCTGGAGAGTCCGCTGCGGTTTGTTGACAACACCCGTGGAGTCTCTTTCGGAGGTGCCTCATATGAGCCCAGAGGATTTGACTTCACGCCTCCTGCCCCGGGAGCGGAAGACGCTGCGGCCAACATTTCCATTGATGATGTGGACCGGACTCTTGCCCGGGCGTTCCAGACTATCGAGAGTGGCTGTGCGGTTCTCTCAATATGTCTCATCAGGGCTGATGAGCCCGATGTGGTGATAGATGGTCCGTACAGATATAAGGTCACAGGTTTCAGGAAGACATCTTCCACAGGTCAGGCATCACTGTCATTGTCAAGGCTGATGCCGTTGGATGCCAATGCATCCGGTACAAAATACACGGCCACTACATTTCCGGGGTTATTCGGATGATCGGCAACCGTTGGTTACATACTCCATATAAATATATGGGCCGCACTGAGGAGGGATGCGACTGCTGGGGTTTCGTCAGGCTTGTTCTGAAAGAAGAGAAGGGCGTTGTTCTTCCGTCTTTTGATGGAGTGAACGAAGTGGACGGCATGAAATATGCCGAGTCTTTCAGGCCGTTACAAGGGCCGGAGGACTGGTGTCTTGTGAAGATGGTCGAGCGCAGGAATCATCTCCATGCCGGGCTTTATCTTGAGGGTTTTGTCATTCACATGACGCACAACGGGGTGGTCATGCAAAGGATAAAGCAGATCAAGGGGATAATCAGAGGGTATTATTCATATGCATGTAAGAATTGTTGAAGATGTGTTCAATGGAAAATGCGCGGAATTTGAACTCGAAGGCAAGTATACCGCGGGGGAGCTGAGGACTCTGCTGGAGGCTCCGGATGCCCAGGTCCTGCAGAACGGCAGGATCCTGGATCCTGAAGTAATCCTTGATGAGGATATTCTCACGGTTGTCCGTGTGGTGCCTGGAGAGCTTGCTACAGCGTTGGCCATTATCGGTATTGCGGTTGCCCTTGTAGGCGTGGGAATCGGAATCTGGGCTCTCTGTTCAATCAAGACTCCGCCGGATATCAAGAAGGTACAGGCAAATCCGTCGCTGCGCGGCAGCACCAACAACGCACGCAAGGGCGGCCGACTTCCGATCCTGCTCGGCAGGCACCGGGTATATCCGGATGTGGCGGCACTGCCGTTCTCCTCATACAGCAGCAATGACCAGTATTTCCATCAGCTGTTCTGTTTCGGTTACAACAATGTCTCTATTGACATGAGCACCCTGAAGATAGGAGAGTCCTTAATCAGCAATTACACCGATTATGAGGTCTATCAGGGGCTCGGTACAATCTATCCTACCAGAGTGATTGAGGCAGACTACTGCCTCGAGCTGAAGAACAACGGTACCGCTACGCCGATTGTACGGTCCACAAGCTCCGGCTGCTATCTGATCCAGGTAGGCATCATGGCCCCGAACGGCATCTACAGCTATGATAACGAGGACCGGACATCGGAGACCGTCTCTTACAAAATCGAGTGGAGGGTTCCGGACGACCAGTGGGTCACTGCCTATGAGAAAACAGTGACTCTCAATACCGACAAATACAGGGAGATGTTCACTATCACTCCTTCCGGATCCTCGGAAGGGCGTTATGAGGTCAGAGTAACAAGGACTGACACCCAGAGCGACAGTTCTACAAGCTGTGACTCTATTTATCTGGACTGTATCAAGAGCTTCACCAAAAACATGGCCACAGACGATGTGAAACCTGTGACATCTCCGGATGACTACAGGCTGCTTTCCGTGAAGCTGAAGGCAACTGATCAGCTGAACGGGGTGATTGACGACATAAACGCTGTCTGCACGCTGCAGGCACGTACATGGGACGGTCTTGGATCCGGATCATCACATTGGACAATCGGAAACGCCCGGAATCCTGCCAGTGCAATCCTGTACCTTCTCACTGATCACAAAGTCAATCCAAGCCCGGTTGATGATTCAATAATCGACTGGGGGAGCTTTGAGGAATTCTTTGATTGGTGCGATGACAACAATTTTACATGCGACACTGTCATAACCGGAGAATATACGAACAGGCAGCTGTGTGAATTCATCGCCTCATCGAATCTGGCCGAACTCAGGATCCAGTGCGACTCTATTTCCATAAGAATAGACAAGGCTCAGACAGGAGTTGTTCAGCTGTTTACTCCCAGAAATGCCTGGGACTTTGAGATGGAGAGATCTTTTGAGGATATTCCGACCGATCTGGTAGTGAAGTTCAATGATGCCTCAAATGGCTATGTTGAGGCAGAAAGACTGGTCTCTGCCGGATCCGACGGTGCAATACTATTCGATGTCGAGGGCGACGGCGAGAAGCAGGAGATTGAAGCTTTCGGCGTTACATCAGCTGATCATGCAGCCAGACTTGGACTTCTGAGGATGAAAGAGCTCAGATCCAGAAGCCGGACATTCACATGGAAGAGCGATATAGAAGGTATTGTCTGCCTTCCCGGTGATGTGGTCATGATGGAAAATGACAATTTTCTTCTCGGTCTCGGCGAAGCCAGAATCAAGAAGATCTATACCACAAGCACCGGCATCAAAGGCGTTCTGCTTGATACACAGTTCCGCATGGAGACCGGCGGAAGTTACGGACTGACCATCAGGACAAACACTGGAATGATTTCCAGCATACATGTCGTGACGAAGGTCGGAAGATTCTGCCGTGTTGAATTCAGGACCGAACTTGCTCTGAACTCCGGAATTGAGCCGGGAGATCTCTGCTCGCTGGGCTATTTCACAATGGAGACCCATAAGGTTCTGATCACGGAGATGACTCCGGACATCCACAGACAGTGCAGCTTCACCGGAGTTGATTACAGCGAAGAGATATATGACGATGAACCTGTCATCCCTACATGGGTAAGCGGGATTTCCGAGTATCCTGATGACGGGGTGAATCCTGGAATCAGGGTCTCAAGCGCTTCCGAGCGTTCTGCTTCTCCTGCCAACAGAGCACCGAGATATCTGGGTGTCCGCTCATTGTTGCCGTCTTCAGGTAATTCTGATGGTGATCTCTTGCTGTATAGTGGCAGTGCCTCAGGATATCTCTATGGCCACCTTTATAAATGGACATCCGGATCCTGGAGCGAGACCATCGGATCCGCCGAGCTGTCAGCTGCAGCCATTGACGCTCAGGCTCTTGCCGCACCAAACGGCGCATCGTCTGATTGGAAATGTTATGCAGCCGAGGAGTTCAAGCTCAGGTGTACAACATCAAGGCTGAATATGGAGAACGAGCTACCTTCTTCAGATGGATCCTCGGACCAGGAAAGCTTTCAGTTCAAGGCATATGAAGGGAGAATGAACAATTCCGGTACCGAATGGGATGAGGCTCCGGAATTTTACATCAGAAGCGGAGACAAGCTCCTTCTCGGTATGCGTTCGGGGTTCGTGGACACTGTTGACGGAAACAAGAAGAAGAGGGCTCTTGTTAACGGTTCCGGCACTTTTGCCCTTACAGACAAAAGCGTTTATGCATTGAACATGATTGCCAACGGTCTTGCTGCAGAGAACTGCTCCCTGCATGGAAACTTCTCTTCAAAAATATTCATAAATCCTGCAGTAATAGCTCAGCCATCAGCCAGAGGTGTATCATCGATCTCAAATTCTTTTACACAGGATCTGACAACTGCCCTACGTCTGTGCCTTTGGGCAAGGGATAACTCAATATCGTTCGACACCCTGATTCGGGTTGAAGTTGGAGCGGAGAGCGAAGTCGGATGGGCCATGTTTCACACATCAAGGTCTCTGTCAGGTATTTCTGTGAGTAGCTGGGGTAGTGCGGAAATAGAATGCTATGTCTACTTTTATAAAGACAATGGCGATTTCAAATATATGCTGAAGAGTCTCTGCACACAGCGCAGCAGGGAAGAACAGAACACATGGATTTTCGGATGGGCATGGTTCGGTACGCATACTGTTTACTATTGGGCGACAGAAGGCGGGCTTTACGGAGACAAGAATGCAAATACCGATGTCGGAGGAAAAGGACTTGATACCATACCCGCACCGATTCAGAGCGTGGACCCGAGTGCTTATGCAATAGTCTACAACGGGTATGGAGCATATCGTAATAATACTTCCGGAGCCTTGTCCGGGTTCCAGAATTCAAATGGAGGCACTGTTTACTTCATGATCTGGAAAGGTTCGAACTATGACCTGTTCATGCCTCAGCTGCCGACATCAGCCAGTGATGCCAGTCCTTATCAGATATACATCGGAGCAAACAATGTCTTGTACATAAAATAAGGAGCGAAGATGATCTACCTTAAAGACCTATTGTCCGGTCACTGCTTTAAATCAGAAACCGAAGTTCCCGGCACTACCGTGATAAGCGAAGACGAATATGAGGTATATGTCAGTCCTCCTGCCAATGTGCGTCTGGCCAGAATCCTGGCAGATGAGACCAAAACGGCATCAGAGAAGAAGCTATACATGTTCACCACCATGAAACATTATCTGATTGATGACGGTAATCTCATGGAGGACGAAAACAGGCCTTTTCATAACCCTCCTATGACGGTGGATGAGATTCAGATCGAGTACCAGAAATATGTGGGCGATGATGACGATCGCGCAGAGCAGCTCCTGCAGGAGAAGAGGGCGGCAAAGGCCTATATCCGGTCTTTGGTGGAGGGTTAAATGGATCTTAAATCATGGTTCAATAAGCTGAAGTCATGGTTCTGCGGTTTGAACGACAAGAAGCAGCATTTCATAATCTGTTTAATCGCAAGTCTTTTTGTTGGAGTACTCAATCCTTTTGCCGGGTTCATGACTGCCATGGGGCTCGGATTCGGAAAGGAGTTCGGAGATGATCGTGCACCAGGCAACAAATGGGACTGGAAGGATGTGGGTGCAGATATGGCCGGCGCTGTTCTGGGTACCGGTTTAGTCCTGCTGTTCAGATTTCTTCTGGGTCTTCTGATTTAGACTGGAGATATTATGAAGATAGTGAATGTCAATGATAGGATAATTGATGCCGATGCATTAAACGGCCAGATTGTGGCCTTTGACAACACCTCTTACACAATCAGGTTCTGTATCAGGAAGATGTACAACGGCGAAACCGATCTCAGTGCATATACCTGGTATCTTATTTTCAAGAACAGTGAAGATCAGGGTGATGTCGTGGCGCTTACCACCGCAGAAGACGATGAGAACAGTTTCTTCGTTGATTGGCAGCCTGGCGGGTTGTTCACACAGGTGGGCGGAGGATGCAATTTCCAGCTTTTTGCAATCAGCGGAGACAACAAGTGGCATACTGATACCTGCTATATAATTGTCAAGCGTGGTCTTACCTCAAGTTCCGATTCTCCCTTGGAGCCTTCGGTTCTTCTGACATACCTTTCAACATTCCAAGGTCTCAAGAGCGATGCATCCGACAGTGCGACGGCCGCAGCTGCTTCAGCACTGGCTGCAGCGCAGAGCGAGGCTAATGCGCTTTCATACAAACAGCAGGCTGATCAGGATAAGACACAGACAACGACCGACAGGGGTGCTGTTGCTACCGACAAGGCCGCTGTTGCGGCAGATAAGGCTGCAGCTTTGCAGGCATTGTCAGAGATACAGTCCCTTGTTCTGGCAGCAGAAGCGAATGCTGCTGCGGCAAGTACTCCGATCGCTGTGATTGAAGGTGACCAGTATTCGGTCGGTCTTGTTGTTAGCAGGGGCAGGGCTTTCCTGTCTGTGGTCCCGGTGGCCGATTGATTACCGGAATAAGGAGAGAAAGACATGACAGATCTGATTCCCATAACATCACCAGCTGACATCGCACAGGTGAAATCAACATTGGACCGTGGGCTGCCCACGTTGCCGGATACCCTGGAGTTTGCATTGGCTCCTGCATCCGGGAAAATCACTCTTTCATATGGCGCAAGCAGGCTGATTGCATCAGGTGGCTCCAACCTGTCAGGCAGAACAAAAATCATTGTGACCAACCTTGGTCCTTGCCAGATCAGGCTCAGCGGATCATCAAGCGAGTCGGCCATCTATGAGAACGGATATCCCGTTGAACCCGGACAGACAGTCATCCTGAATGTCGGATCCAGCATTTCCGTTTATGGACGTTCAATGGGGTACAAGACTGTAGTGGAGGTGACTGAAGCATGAACTACTTTTTCACACATTCAGCTGTTGAAGGAAAGCCTTCGACATACCGCATAACATGGGAGAAGGACGGGGTGGAGATTGTATCTTCTGAAGTGACCTTGTCCGGTACAGAGGAAGGTGTTGAGACAGCGCTGCGTTTTGCAGCAGATGATCTGAGGCAGGCCAATCCGGATCTTTTCATCCCGGATCCGGCAGAAATGCATTTCGAAGACTGTGAGGAGGTGGAAGATGCTGTCAACTGATAGAATCAGGAAAGAACTTGACCGGATGGAGTATGAGATCACCAAGATCTGCCTTGCCGGCACCAGTATGGTCCCCAATGATAAGGATCTTCCTTCCCTAGAGGCTGTCGCCAGAGAGATTTTCGATATCTCCGAAGGCCGTAACGAGGTCAGGTTCAACAAAAAGGGTCAGCCGTCAATCATGGTAAACTTCCCTTGTGATGAGAAGGCCAGGCTTGACTATCTTTCAGGTGGCGGCACATATTTCACAGCGCCGGCGGCAGCATATGTGCATCCTGCATTCCTCATCAATAATTCTCCCATCAAGGGCTTCAGGCTTGGAAAATACAAGGATGTCAGGGCAAACGGCCAGAACTATCATCTTTCGCTCTTCGGACTCCCGCCGGCATATGACAATGCAGGTTTTGTTGAAAGCTACAACGGTTTGGCATCCAGATGTGACACTATCAATGTTGCTACCGCGCTTCCTGAAGGAGACAGGGTGGCAAACATCACTTATGCCATATTCAGGTATCTGGCACAGCTGTCAGTCACTGAAGGTTTCCACATGCGCGGTGCAGATTACTATGGCACTGCACACAACGCCTCCGGGGAGAAAGGATCTCCATGTGGTTATAACTATAATGGGCAGCGCATCCATGTTCTGAACGGATCCGGACCCAACAGCTGGCGGCATGACGGCACACCTTTCGGCGTGTATGGGCTTATAGGCTGCACACGTGAGATCTGCCACGGATTCGAGCTGGATGCGGGCAAGATTCTGATAATCCCGAATAACGATGCTCTTAGGGCCACAGCTGCAGAGTTAGGTGAAAGCAGCGCAAGCTTCAAGGCCATAAAGACCGATGGATCACTTGTTGACAGGACAACAGCTGAGGATGTCTTCTATTATGACTATAAGGCTGATCCGGGAAGCAGCGGCCAGAAGGAATTCCAGCTTACAACATCGCTGACATATCAGCAGACCAACGGAAGTCCTTATGGAGGAATGTCGCTTTCAAGTCTTACTGCAGCTTCAGGAATAACTGTTCCATGGATCATGCGGCTGATGGGATTCTTCCCGCTTCTGACAGGAACTCCCAGAGGAAACATGTACATGAGAAATACCGCAGGTCTCAAGACCTGCGCGTGGGCGGGCTCCTATTGGAATAATGGGTCTGGTGGCGGGTTCTCCTATCTCGCTGCGAGTGACTATACTGTCGGAACTGCCTACGGTTCCGGGCGTGTCGCTTCAGAAATGGAGTAATGGAAACATGGAAATAAAGCGCTAAGGCACTAATCCTCCAATCTTGCAATAGGGGGGGGGTGATTTGCTAGGATG